AAAAAAATTTACCCCGATTACAAGGGACATCGGAACAGAAAAAAGCCCTGCGCTTACAAACGTGTCATTGACGCACTACGAGATCAGTACAAGGTCATCCGTATGGCCGAGCTGGAAGCAGATGACGCCATGGGAATTTATGCTACGGCTAATCCTGGTAACATTATTGTATCTCCTGATAAAGATATGCGTCAAATCCCTGGTAGACTATTCAACCTTGATGAAATGGTTGAAGTTACTGCAGAGGAAGGACGACGTTGGCACCTGATACAGACACTTGCCGGTGACCAGACTGATGGTTACAGTGGCGTGCCTGGTATTGGAGTCAAGCGTGCCGTGTCTCTGTTTGAAGAGCACGGTTACAACTGGGACACCGTAGTCACTGCCTTTGCTGACAAAGATCTAGATGAAGATGTTGCACTCACCAATGCAAGACTTGCTAAGATTCTCACTTGTGACGATTATGACACCACACGAAACAGGGTCATACCCTGGACCCCCACCTCCGGTGATCGACCTGACGATGGAGCAGCAGTTCAAGCTACGGAGGATCAAAGACCTGCTGCCTGAAGCTGATAAAGAGGACATCATCACCCTCTTTGAAGCATTGCAGCATCAGAACTTTGTTCTTTCCAACACTGTCTCTAACCTAGTCAAACAATGGCCGACTCACCCGCCCACTACACACGAGGATCCATAGAAGTCTGGGACTTCATACGGGATCAAGAACTAAACTATCACCTCGGCAATGCTATTAAATATATTTGCAGAGCCGGTTACAAAGGTGATAACACAAAGGCTCAAGACCTTAAAAAAGCTATCCACTATCTTGAAAATGAACTCCTACATACACACGAGCCTCATGGACCAAGCGGAGCAGTTCCGATCCGCCTACTCACTGACGACTGGGAAGGACCGTCGGACTGGTCAGAAAGCTTTGATCGATGAAGAGTGGTCAGAGTTCCATGAAGCCTTCCACATGAAGGATGAGTGTGAACAACTGAAGGAGCTGGCTGACTTGGTGTACGTGTGCTTCCAGTTTGCTGCTTCTCAAGAGTGGGATCTGGATGAAGCTATGCACCGCATCCACGAATCTAATATGTCTAAGCTCGGTGAAGATGGTAAGCCCATCTACCGAGTTGATGGCAAGGTCCTCAAAGGACCAAACTATAAACCACCTGTATTGAACGACCTTATCATCGAAGAATGACCACCTCTTATATTTCTCGAACCGGACGTGTCCAGTCTTGGCTGGATGATCCCACCTCACGCCTGCCTGTTAGCTGTACCGTCTTTGTAGTTGAAGACTCAATCACTGGAGACAATGGCATTGAAGCATCCTGGAAATTTGTATCACACGCTCTACGATATGGAGCAGGCTGCGCGGTTCACCTGTCGAAGCTGCGACCCCGTGGAACAGAAAACGATAAGGGATTGGTCGCAAGCGGTCCAGTCTCGTTTGCAAAAATCTATTCGACACTAAATGAAATCCTCCGTCGTGGGGGTGTCTACAAGAACGGAGCTGTGGTTTGTCATATCGATCTCAGCCATCCTGACGCTTTGGAGTTTATCGAAACTCCCCGTCACGAACTCCCTTGGGTTAAGCGATGCATCAACATCACTCCCGAATGGTGGGAGAAGTGCACGTTTAAGGAGACACTACTACAGGGTATCCGGTCTGGTGACATCTGGCTTAACAAAGTAAAGTATGACAATGAAGGAAAACGAATCCGAGGAAATGTATGCCTGGAAGTATACCTGCCCTCACGCGGAACTTGCCTGTTGCAACATGTCAATCTCTCTGCCTGTGAGTTCGGAGACATCGAACAAGCTTTCGTTGAAGGTATGTCGCAACTGTGTAGCCTCCACGCTAAAACTGGCGTGGGTGATTCAGGAGAATATCTTCCAGCAGAAACCGATCGACAAGTCGGTCTTGGAATGCTTGGACTCGCCAACCTCCTTCGGAGGTACGGAGTAACCTATGAGCAATTCGGGGCTGCTTTGGACCAGTACAATGCAGGAGAAGTGGTACGCACACCAGCCTTTGAACTGGTGTCTGCCATTGGCTCTGGCGTTGATGCTGCCGCCCAGGTGGCTCGTGCTAATGATATGGTTCGAGCCTTTGCTATCGCACCCACTGCCTCCTGCAGTTATCGAAGCAAGGATCTGGATGGTTTTACTAGCACACCAGAAATCGCTCCGCCTATCAGCCGGACGGTAGACCGTGACAGCGGTACGTTCGGGGTACAAACATACAATTATGGCGACGTAGAGATCGCCTCAGAAGTTGGTTGGGACAACTACAAGCGTGTTGCTGATGGCATCATGACGTTGCTCAATCGCACGGGACTTCTTCATGGGTATAGCTTCAACAGTTGGAGTGATGTCGTCACATATGACGAAGCCTTTATCGAAGAGTGGTTGGATTCTCCGCAGACCTCCCTATATTATAGCCTGCAGGTCATGGGCGATGTCCAAGATAAGTCAAGTGCGTACGCTGCTATTGATGAAACGGAAGTCGATGACTATTTGGCAGGTATCTTAAATGAAGAAGAACTTACTTGCGACTGCCAAGAATGAACCCGTATCAAAAACTACTCAATCGAAAAAGAAAATGGACACCTGTCCAGACAACTGCCGGTACATGCAAAGAGGGCGCGGAGGAGGCAATCTTCCGTGCTCTTGCATTGAGGCATATGGAACTACCTGTGGGAGATTTTATCAATGACGCTCTCGCCTCTGACGTACCGGCAAATGCAAGGGACGTCCTACTGTCCAATGTCAAGGACGAAGAGAATCACGACCTCGCACTTGGTTACATCGCCAATGCTTACGGTGTTGATGAACAAGCTGAAGCGGAAGCCCTACGGCTTAAGTCCGCGTGGGAGGCACATCCAGATCACACGATTACCAAGGCACTTGTTGCCGAACGTGCGATCTTCTTCGTTCTTCTACCATTCTTTCGCTTTAATGGTGACGCTGGTATGAGGACCGTTTCAGCGGACATCAGCCGAGACGAACAAATCCACGTGGCGGTCAACTCACTGGCACATGCCGAGCTGGGTTATAACATCAGCCCCTCCCTGGACAAGCTCCGCAAAGCTACAATTAACTGGGTGATGCAGCCCCTGGGCGAGCACACCGATAAGTATTTGAACAAAAAATTTTGGCTGGAATCTAGCGACCGCTTGATGTACGAAGGCAAAGCTCCACAGCTTGCCGAAACAAAAGCTGCTAGGATGCCAGCGTTCTTTGAACATAGCAATGTCAATCTCCCCCAGTATGCTTGAAGTCAGTGGGATGCAAGCACGTGCGCTTGTGTCTCAGCTTGAAGAAATCTTTCCACCCACCAACCCTACACCTGACGATACAATGGAAAAAATTATGTACCGATCTGGTCAACGTAGCGTCGTTGAGTGGGTCATTAAATATATGGAGGATAACTAATGGCTAATAAATATTATACAAATTTACGTAGGACCGCCCGTGCAACAAGCGCAGATTTTGCAAGCGGAGCCACTTTGTATGGTAAAGGAGCTGCTCCAGAAGGTTATTTTGGTGCTGGAACTGCTTCTTATACTAACAAAGCTGGTAAACAGACATTTAATGTATTCAAACCTACACCAACACCACAACGTATTGAGTATCAAAAAGATCCTGAATACGAAACCCGCCTTGAGCAACTAGCTGCACAGATCCAAGAAATCGGATCACGTGGTCAAGGGTTTACTGGTCAGCAGCTAACACAAGCTGGTGGTCTAACTTCTGAACAAGTCAGCCAGTTAATCAGCCAATCAGCGGCGAGCACTCAAGAACAATTTGCCCCATTGACTGAACAAATCAGTTCACTGTCTGCCTCTTTGGCAGCACAGCAACAGGCTGCAGAACAGTCTATGGCAAGCCAGCAAGAACGTTACGCTACCCTGCAGCAACAGCTGTACGGTCAACAGCAAGCTGCTGCTCAGACTCAATCGGCTTTGCAACAGCAACTTGCCTCACAACAGCAAGCTACTCAGACACAACTGGGTAAGCTCAGCGCATCCATGTATAGACCTGAACAGCCTGGCGGTAGATCTGCTATGGGTGTTAAGACTGCTAGGCTACCAAGCCGCGCCTTTGCTGGTGGCGGCGTAGGTGGTGCGTTCGGTCGCCAAGGTCTACGTATCCAATCTATTAACGTCTAATTAAATGTCAGCACGTACACGCTATGACTATTTGTCAAGCGACCGTTCTCAGTTTCTTGAAGAAGCTAGGCAAGCAACAGAGCTGACTCTTCCATACTTGATCCGTGGTCATGAAGAATATGTCACGGGTATGAAAAATCTTAAGACACCGTACCAGAGCGTTGGTGCTAAAGGTGTAGTGACCCTGGCATCAAAGTTGATGTTAGCTCTCCTCCCTGTGCAGACTTCGTTCTTCAAACTGCAGCTTGACGAAAGTCAGTTGGGTCAAGAGTTTGGGCCTGAAATTAGGTCTGAGCTTGACTTGTCTTTTGCAAAGATTGAACGTATTATTCTTGAGTCCATTGCTGCATCTGATGATCGCGTTGTCGTTCACCAAGCACTGCAGCACCTGGTCGTAGGTGGTAATGCTTTGATCTTTATGTCCAAGAATGGATTGAAGTTATACCCTCTGAACCGCTTCGTAGTGGATCGAGACGGGAACGGTCAAGTGATTGAAATAGTCACAAAGGAACGTATCTCTAAAAAACTTATTGAAAATCAAATTGATCTAGACGGTCAGCCTAACACGGTTGCTGGTGATCAAGTTTATCATGATGATGTAGATGTCTATACGCATGTGCGTCGAGACAACAACCGCTTTATCTGGCACCAAGAGGTGTACGACAAAGTCGTTAAAGGTTCACAAGGTAAAGCACCAGTTGATGTAAACCCTTGGATTCCTCTTCGGTTTAACACAGTGGATGGTGAGTCCTACGGTCGTGGTCGTGTGGGTCAGTTCATTGGTGATCTTAAGTCGCTTGAAGGGCTGTCACAAGCTTTGGTCGAAGGGTCAGCAGCGGCTGCTAAGGTAGTGTTTACTGTCAGTCCGTCCAGCACCACTAAACCAAGCACATTGGCTGCTGCAGGTAATGGTGCTATTATTCAAGGACGACCTGATGACATTGGCGTCATTCAGGTAGGCAAGACTGCAGACTTCCGAACTGCATATGAGATGACTCGTACGCTTGAAGCTCGTCTGAGTGATGCATTCCTTATTATGAATGTTCGTGATAGCGAGCGCACCACAGCAGAAGAAGTTCGGATGACACAGATGGAGCTAGAGCAGCAGCTAGGTGGGTTGTTCTCCCTGCTGACTGTTGAGTTCTTGGTACCATATCTTAACCGTAAACTGAGCCAAGCTCAAAAGACCGGTGAGATTCCACGCATTCCTAAGGACATTGTCAAACCTACTATCGTAGCAGGTATCAATGCACTGGGTCGCGGTCAAGACCGTGAAAGCTTGGGTCAATTCTTAGGCACCATTGCTCAGACACTTGGTCCTGAAGCCATTGCTAACTTTATCAACACTGATGAGGTTATCAAGCGACTGGCTGCTGCACAAGGAATTGATGTACTGAACCTTGTACGTTCTATGCAAGACGTACAGGCTGAGCAGCAGGCTATCCAACAGCAACAACTTGCTATGCAACAACAACAGATGGAGATTGAAGCTATGAAGACTCCAGCAATGGATCCTTCTAAGCAACCTCAAGCACCTCCAGAAGAGTATGTTGCAACACCTAACACCCCTATCTAATTCACCCTTTTAATTCATGGCAGAAGTAATGTCTATGATCTCGGAGGATAACTCTCCGGGAGAACTTAATTCAGATGAACAAGAGTCTCTTCAAATCGGTGAAGAGATGGAGCAACAGCAAGAAAAGATGCTTGCTGGTAAATACAAAAGTGCAGAAGAACTTGAGTCTGCATATCTAGAACTGCAAAAGAAACTAGGTGAAGGCTCTGAAGAACAAGAAGAGCAATCAGAAGAGGTTGAGGAAGAGGCTGAAGGTTCTTTGTTTGACCGTCTTTGGGAAGAGTCAAAGAACGAAAAGCTTTCCGATGAGCTAGCTAAATCTATTGCAGAAGCAAACCAGGGTGACCTGGCAAAGATGTATCTAGATTATCGTACAGAAGTTGAGAGTCAACAACCTGCTCAGCTTACTGAGGAGGACGCTACCAACCTTAAAAATGCTGTTGGTGGTGACAAAGTATATACTGAGATGATGGGCTGGGCAAGTCAAAACCTGCCGGACCATGAGGTCGAAATGTATGATGCTATCATGGACTCTGGTAACTCAGCCGCTGCGTACTTTGCAGTACAAGCTCTTGCCATGCGTTATCAAGATGCGAACGGTGTAGACGGTGAGTTGCTTCAAGGCAAAGCACCTGTCAATACTAACGACACATTCAAAAGTCAAGCAGAACTTGTCGAAGCAATGGGTGACCCACGCTATTCACGTGACCCGGCGTACCGACAAGAGATCATGCGTAAGCTTGAACGTTCTGACATTGACTTTTAATGACTACTACTATTGAAGACCGAGGTCGTCTAAACCTCTACGCAAAAGAACCACCTATGACAATCATGGACGTAACTGAAACCCACAACGAAAAGGCTGAAAAGCTTAACGGTCGCCTGGCTATGCTGGGCGTCATGGCTGCGCTCGGAGCGTATGCAATCACTGGTCAAATTATCCCTGGTATCTGGTAATGCCTCAAGGTCCTGGAACTTACGGCTCCAAAGTTGGACGCCCTCCAAAAAAGAAAAAAAAGAAAATGTCTTCTGGTCAAAAGAGGATCGCTGGTCAAGCTGGTGATCCTAACAAGATTGAAGCAGCAGACTTCATGAAACTCCGTCGTCGTCGGATGGGCTGATGCATAAAGGCAAAGGTTCGTGCGGCTCCTATAAAGGAGGCAAGAAAGGTGGCGGTAAAAAAAAGTAGTACCAAGTCCGTCAGTCTAAAAATTGGTAAACACAAATCCCGTTCCGGTGGCTTGACAAAAGCCGGGCGGGAAAAATACAATCGAGAGACCGGTTCCAACCTGAAGGCACCACAACCAGGAGGAGGTCCGCGTAAGCGTTCCTTCTGTGCTAGGATGTCTGGGGTCAAAGGACCGATGAAAGATTCAAAAGGTCGTCCTACAAGGAAGGCACTTGCCCTACGTAAATGGAAATGTTAAATGGCTAAACGAGGTCTCTACGCTAACATTCATGCTAAACGCATGAGAATCAAAAAAGGCTCTGGTGAAAAGATGCGGAAGGCTGGTGCACCTGGTGCTCCTACCGCTGCTAACTTCAAACGAGCCGCTAAAACTGCTAAAAAAAAGTAACACACACACACATGAAATCTATTATCGCTTCCGGTCTCCTCCTCGGCATGGCACATGGTGCCGCTATTGCTGGTCCCTACGTGAATGTTGAGAACAACGCTGGCTTTACCGGCTCCGACTTCACCAGTCAGACTACCGACTTTCATGTCGGCTATGAGTCTGAAGGTCCTTTCGGTTCTTGGGGAGTCCAAGGCGGTCCTTCCGTTGTCGTGCCTGATGGTGGCGAACAAGAGACCGTGCTGACTGGCAAGATCTTTGGCTCCGTTGCCGCATCTGAAAAGCTCTCCGTCTATGGTGAGCTGTCGGCTGCGTTCGATGACACCAATACCTATGGCACCAAGGCTGGTCTGAAGTATAGCTTCTGATTCATACAGCCCGCCACTGGATGTGAGCCTTGGGCGGGCTTCATTAAAGTGCTCAAATACATACCCTTGTAAAAACAACACCGCACTTTTAATGACCGCTATTCTTTCACAGAGGCAGTCTCGTTCTACTTGGGAAGAGTTCTGCCAGTGGGTGACGTCCACTAACAACCGTCTGTACGTTGGCTGGTTTGGTATCCTTATGATCCCAACCCTGCTGGCTGCTACTATTTGTTTTGTAACTGCCTTCGTGGCAGCACCACCTGTAGACATCGATGGAATTAGAGAACCAGTCGCAGGATCCCTCCTGTACGGAAACAACATCATATCGGGAGCCGTCGTTCCGAGCAGCAATGCCATCGGACTACACTTCTACCCAATTTGGGAAGCTAGTACACTTGATGAATGGCTCTACAACGGGGGACCGTTCCAGCTCGTCGTGTTCCACTTCCTCATTGGTATCTATTCTTACATGGGACGAGAGTGGGAACTTAGCTATCGACTAGGTATGCGCCCCTGGATCTTCGTCGCTTACTCTGCACCTGTTGCAGCAGCGAGTGCCGTCTTTCTGGTGTATCCCTTCGGACAAGGATCCTTCTCTGATGCAATGCC